AAGGGAGGTCCAACGAACTGCATCACATAAGCTGCTTGATCCGTTAAAATAAATATATAATCCTTACCTTGTACAGCTCCTACAATAAAATTTCCTGTATCTAATCTAAATGTACCCGCTGTATTTGTTGCAGTAGGTGCCCAAGTATTAAAGTCTTCTTGATTTGAAAATCTTATAAACATTGGATCTTGAGTTGTTGTATCTCCAATTGTTGTCTCTGTTCCAAGTGCAATTAAATGTCTATCTCGATCCGATACAATAGTCATCGTGGAAGCTGTCGGGCAACCACTAATAACTGTTGCTCTAGTTTGTAATGCCCCACCAACGGAAGGATTCCAAGAAAATGTTTTACCATTTTTAATTGTTGCAATTAATATTTGTCCAAAATTATCAAACGACCAGTTACCTGGTGAAAGTATTACAGTAGCTGAAGTACTTGCTGCACCCCAAGCAACTGTACCCCAAGTAGATGTTCCCCAACCATAACCATATGTTTGAGCAATGGGTCCGATATTAGCATAAGGAGCAAAAGATAAACTTCCACCGCCTGTAACACCTGTTCCCGTCTCAGCTGTTGTCATTGTAACTGTAAAAGTATCTGCTGTTGGAACTGTTTTTACTTCAAAAATATTTGTTGTAAAACTTGCAGTCGTATAACCTGTTGTTGTTGGTCCTGGAGTTGTTGCTGCTGTAAATTTAATATAATCACCCACCTCAAGTCCATGTGATACTTTATTAATAGTAACTGTTGTAGATGATGTTACTGATGTGTAAGTTGCTGCAGTTAAAGTTGTACCAAGTGGTGTAATATCATAAAAAGCACCACTGAAATAAATAACTAATAATTTATTTGTACCAATAGCTGCATATTTATTACCACTTAAATCTGTCCATGTGTGCTGGGCTCGGGCAACTCCTGCTAATTCTTTATTTAAAATCTCTTGCCATCCACCTATTTTTTCAGGATAGCCATATCTAAATCTAACAAAATCACCATCAATCCACTGACCTTCTGCAGCAGTTGAAGTATCTTGTTTATTAAATCCAGCTTTTAATGGTATCTTTTTTAATGGCATAAGGTAGTACTATACATGATTATTTTATAAAAGCCAGAAAGCTTATATATCAGATACTTAACTACTTAACTATTTAAATAATTTTTTAATATACCCTTTAAAACCAGTATTTTCTTTAAAGTATTCAATGCACTCAGCTATAGTTTGTTGTCTAATATATTCATCTCTTATTTCTTGTGATGTAGGTTGTGGCAAAGGAGAATCCCATCTATCTATAATAAATTCGCCGGCAGAAGTTAAATCGTAGCTGGCGCCGGGTGCTAAAGATTTCATTACTGTATTAATACCCCAAGCAAAACCATTTTCGTTAGTATATGCTTTGATTGTTTTTTCTATAGATAGTTTAGCCATTTCACCATACCCAAGAAATAAAAGAATATCTAGTACCTTTTGTTATAGGTTCTACTTTGTGTGGATATAAAAATATAGATGGAAATATTAATAAATCACCTTTGTTTAATTTTATTTCTTCTTTTTCAAACATTATAAATTCTCCACCTTTGTAATCGTCATTCAAAATTCCGAGTACACTTAGTATAGGAATACCTTTTTCTGTGCCATCAAACAAAGAATGTATATGATCGCAATGTTCTGCCATTTTTGTATTTTCTGAATACTTATTAAATCTTATTTCACTGTAAGTTTTCCAACCACTAAACCAAGAAAATTTAAAATCAATTATGTAATTATAAATAGCAGTCCAAAGTTCTTTCATAATTATTTCTTTTGTTGATATTTCTTTTGAATACAAAGTAGATAATTCTTGATCGCCTGATAATTTTACTGACGTGTTTTTTACTATATTAAAAAATGTATGTTGATTCCAAAGATCACTATTTAACTTATTTAATTCTAATATTGTTTTATCGCATATATCTTCTTTTAAAAAAGACTTATACTGCTTAACATAGTCTGATAGATCTTTTTTCATAATTTAAGTTCAGTTAAATTTCTATTATTACCAATATTTCCTTTTATAAATACATTAAATGCAAGACTAATTCTTGTATTAGTTCCTTCTTTATTTTCAACCATATGAGTTAATGAAGATGGAAATAATATTATATCTCCAGTCTTAACTGTAAACCACCAGCTTTCTGAATTATATAAATTCCAATCTTTTATTTCTGGTTTAATGGTTTTATAACCATCATTAAAAAATTTAATTTTATCTAATTCTTCATGACAATTAACATAAAAAACTCCTGATACTAATGAATTTGGGTGTTGGTGTTTATGATGATACTGATTTGTTTCTGTATAGTTTAACCAAGATTGTGTAATATAAGGTGTTACAGCATCTGTAGTTGATAATACTTTATTAAAATAATCTTGAACTCTTAAATCTAAATCTTTTTTAATATTAGCAAAAGGTTTTTCATTAAGAATATAATTATTGTTTGATGTAATGTTGCCATCATTTTTATAGAAATCTTTTTTATTTTTATCTACAAACTTTAATTCTAATGGTGTTAATTCTCTATCTAATTTAGATACATAGACAGGAGTTGGAAATATTCCATTTACTGTTGATTCGATCATTCTTTCTTAAATATAAACTAAATTATATTTTTTGTAAACTATTATCTTGTTTTAATTTCCCAATTAATAATAGACTCATTCCAAGAGTAATATTGATTAGTTTCTAATACTGTTGTTGGTTTAGCAATTGGTGCTTCCCAAAGACAAGTTTGTTCATTTAATATCCAAGAGTTAAAAGGTTTAGGTGAAATAAAAGCATCTCTATCTTCATCATAAGTATAACCTATTCCTGCATGATTTTTTCTTAAAGGTGTTCCATTATTATTATGAACTCCACCATGAGTATTATAAGATGTTTGTTTCCAAATAGCCCAACCAGTTAATTTAGTTAAAAAATCAATACCTATATTTTCTTGTTCAATTCCATCAGCATCTTTTAATACTTCGTTATTAACTGAAAGAACTTCAATCACTTTGTTATTTAATCCTATTTTTGCGAAACTAGCCATTATGTTGTATAACTCCCTGATCCGTTAAATTGTAAAATTGTATTACTACCAGATGTTGTAACTGTTGGCGAACCTGTTGTTGTAGATGAATAACTTGCAGTTGGTATGCTTAATATAACAACTCCTTTACCACCAGAACCAGCAGACATAGTACCACCAGGATTTCCTGCTCCACCGCCACCGCCGCCAGTATTAGCTGTACCTGAAACTCCATTACTACTTGGGCCAACTCCACCAGAACCACCACCACCAGCTCCGCCTGTACCAGTAGTTCCTGTTGCTGTATGTAATGCCCCACCGCCACCACCTGCATAAGTTACAGAAGAACCAGTTATTGAAGATGCTGTTCCAGCACCACCATTACCAGCAACTGAACCAGAAGATGCACTTCCACCAACTGCATTTGCCCCACCACCACCACCAGTTGGATAACTTGGTGCAGAATGATTTTCAAGACCACCATTGTTTCCTTGACTAGGAGATGTACTTGGAGTGTTACCAGTTCCTACTGTAGCAAGACTTCCACCAGAACCACCCCCTGAACCACCATTGCCAACATTAGTTCCGTTGTATCCAAAACCACCACCAGCAGAAGTTATTGTAGTTAATCCTGAACCTGAAATTGAAGAATTACTACCATTTGTATTTAAAACAGAAGGTGCATTTCCAGTACCACCATCTCCTACTGTTACTGTAATTACTGTTCCAGCTGTTACTGTTTGTGTTGAAGTTCTATAACCACCTGCACCTGCACCAGCACCATGACCACCAGCACCACCACCCCCACCACCAGCTACTACTAAAAAATCTATTGAATAAGGTGGTGGATTTAAAGCATCTGTTCCTTCATTAATTCCTGATGTTGCTAACCAACCTTGTGTTGCGTCTATATAAGTTAAAATTACACCTTCTCTTTCACCACTTAATTGTAAATTACCTGTACCACCTTCTATTTTATTTCCGTTTGGATTTATTGTACATGCATTGGTATCAAATGTTCCTGCATAATCTACTAATTGAACTTGTTGACCTGCAGTAGGTGTTCCTGAAGGTAAAGTTACTGTACAAGCATTTGAAGTTGTATTTATAAAATATGCTCTACCTGCTACAACAGTTATAGTACTTGTTGTAACAACTGATTGCCATGCAAGACCAGAGTCTGCAAAACTTAAAGAACCTGATCCATCTGTTTTTAAAAATTGTCCAGAAGATCCATCTGCATTTGGAAATTTAATTCCATCTAAATTTATTTTACCAGAACCTTTTGGAGTGATTTTAAGATCAATATTAGTATCACTACCTGTTGCTGAAATTTCAGGGGCATTACCTGTTGCAGCATTTGTAATTGTAAATTCGTTTACTGCTGATGCAGTTGAAGTAAATATAACTTGCTCATTACTATTTGCATCATCAATTTCATTAATAATAGGTGAAGTTAATGTTTTATTTGTTAAAGTTTGAACACCAGAAGTTGAAACAGTTCCAGTATCTACAATGTTTGTACCATCTGCAAATAATATCCTTGTAGATTTATCTATTGTACTAAATGTAATACCTGTTCCACCTGCTTGTTTAAATTCAACGGTAAAAGCACCGACCGTATCATTAGATACAATGTATGTTTTTTCAATACCTGTTGGAATTGTTACAATTTGATTTCCTGTAATTGTTCCTGTTAATTTTATAACTGCATTTCTTGCATTAGAAATAGCACCATTAGACATTGTAAGAGCCGTTGTTTGAGCTCCACCAGCGATAGAAATTGCTTCGTATCCACCAATTGCTTGTTGTAATAGATATAAATTTGTATTTGTAATTTGACCCCATGTACCAGCGTTTTCGCCAGTTGCCATTATTGATAGCTTAAGATCAGAAGAATAGATTGTTGCCATTATTAATTCCTTATTTTGTTCTTATTAAAATATTTATCAGTTTTTGTCAATTAATACAACCTCTATATTATGCAGCCAC